TATTGAACGCCATTTTGACTTCTTGACTGGATTGTTCGATTATTGAGGATACTTGCCCTTTTGATACTTTGTGGGATATTTTATCAGATAGTTGGTCTATTTCGGACTCGAATTCGTCGTCTGAAACTTTTGAGGATATCTCTCGTTCGTTTTGAGTTATCTGGGATTGTAGATTGTTTTCTGTATCTGTAATTCTACTTAATAACTGCCCGTCTGCGGCTTTAAATTCCTGCTCTATCTCTCCCGTTTTTGAATAAGCTTCGTTAGCTGTTTCCTGTGCTTTTTCTGCTCTTTCTTGTGCTTTTGCTGCCAGCGAAAACTTTAAAGACTTATTTTTGCTTACCGTTTCAGCGTCGGCGGTAAATACTTGATATGCGTCAATCTTATATGATGTTGTGGAAACAAATGATTTATGTATATTGCCTTTTTTGTCTGTTACAAGGGCAACATCGCCCACGTCAATGGACGGGTCCTCAAAAGTTTCTACCGAATACGGTCTGAACTTCATGCCAACTATTTTTTTGCCTATGCTATCGGTTAATTGTTGTATGCTGTCTTGTGCAAGCGGATTATTTTCGATTTTTACAATGTAGCCATTGCTTGTACCATATGTATATTGTTTTCCGTCCGAAGTTTGGGGGATAATCTGTATCCCAGTAACTTCAATGTCAGCGGTCGCAATATTGTATCTATTTGACTTTCTGAACTCCGTTTGAACTGTTGAACTGTTAAAGTCATACCAATTAAATTGAATATGTCCTTTTCGGTTTGCCTTTACATAACAGCCGGCGAGTTGTGCAATGTAAGCTAATATTTCTCTGTCCGTAATAGAACTTTGTGACGGCTTTGTGGTGACGATATAATCTGAATTGGTGAAAGTTATAGTATCAAGGGTTAAACCGTGCCTGTTGCAAACGTCAAGAGCTATATTAGCCAATGTGGCAGGATATGTAAGTTTGCTGTCATAAGGGCGGTCTAATTTTTCCATATTGTCGAGTGCAGCTATTTTTACAACTGAACCAACTGTGTGTGGCTCATCAACCGTATAAACTCCGAGAGGCACCCATTCAATAATTTTACCGTCACGCCAGTGCACTTTTAGAGTAGGTCCTACAAATGGATATACAGAAGCGCCAGTAAAATCATATTTTGTAAACTTTCCTTCAAAGTTATTGAGGTCCATTGTTAATTCACCAATAATTGCACCACCAACGGTAAACTCACCCGGCTCTGATACACTCTTTTCTACTGTTAAGCCGCCTTGCATTATATCTGCGTCCGTAATTTCAAGGTTTGTTCCGTCGGCTAATATGATAAGTGCTTTAGCGTTCCAATCGGTTCCATTGGTATGTACTATATTTTTATATGTATCAGAAGTCTTGTACAAGTTTGTCCTCCCTCCCATGAAGTAGAGTTAGATTTCAATAAAGTCACACATTATGTTTCTACTGTTTTTCTCTCGTCTGTCCAAAATTTGTATGGCACGGTGCAGTCACCTGTATAAAAATTTTTTGTAATTATCCCCCCCGCCATTATATCTGAGTACGTAAGCAAAACTGTCACGCCCTTGTTTTTGCACATTTGAACAATTTGGCTTGCTTCCTCCCAACTCATCGCTCCCCATTTTACTTTTAAAGCTCTTTTTTGTGCCACAATGTCCTTGTGCATTTCTCCATTATTTCGGGTTCTACCGCTGTCCTCCGAGGACAAGTCTTGTAATCCCCATGTACAAGCTGTTGGGGGTTTAACTGCGATTCCATTTATTTTGAAAAAAGCCATTGTTTGCCACCTCCTATTGCTCAATTGAACCTCTCATCACTAAAGTGACGAGATTCCTACTTCAACCATCGTTGCTATCTGTCATAGTCTTACATAATGTTCATAGGCGTATATTTCGATAGTTCCTACCGTATTTATTTATAAAAAGAGTGCCTACAAAATCGCTAACTAATTAGCAAAGTTATAGGCTCTCAAAGGCGCTCTAATTATATTATTTAGTTTTTATGCTTCTTGCTGTTCTTCGTATCTGCTTTCTATATCTAAAAATTTTTGATGTTTTGTGTCAAAGTACATATCAATAACGCCACACTCCCCATATTTATTCTTGTCAAGTAAAAGCTGTGTTTCTTCCGGTCTATAATTTACCTTGTCTGTTACATATGGTCGATACATTAGTATAATGTAATCGCCGTCAGCTTCAAGATTTCCAGACTCTTTTAAGTCACTCATTCGAGGCTTATCAAGGGAGCGTTTTAGCTGTGACAAGCAAATTATTGCACACTCATTTACTCTTGCAAACCTTTTAAGTTCAGCGGAAATATAGTCAACTTGTTCTTTTTTTGCCTTAAATGGCTTTGCCGTCCTTATATTTTGTAAAAAGTCAACTATTACTAAATCCGGCTTAAATTTTGATATTCTTCCCCCGATTGCTTCAATCGTATATACGTTGTCAACAATTTCAACATTGTTTTTAGCCAATATTCTTCCTGCATAATCTATTATTTCATCTTTTTCTTCATTGTGTAGTTTGTGCATATCTATGTTAGTATAATCAATTCCTAATGACGATGAAAAGAACCTATCTAATATCTGTTGCTTTGACATTTCTAATGAAAAGAATTGAACCATTTTATGCTCTTTGATGTTACAGTCCGAAACATTTATGGCAAAAGACGTCTTTCCTGTCCCGGGATATGCCCCAATATAACACAAAGAACCTTTTCTAAATCCTCTTGTATTTTTATCCAACTTTGAAAATCCAGATTTAATTCGGTCTGATAAATTAACTGGTTCGTCTAATTTTAAAAGATAATCAGCTAAATAGTCACCGAAATTTGACGGTTCTGCTTCTTCTTTAGCTTTATCTACAATGCTTTCTATATCGCTTATTATCTTCTGATAGTCATTTTCCTCAAAGATAATTTCTTGCAATTTTTCTTTAGTTTTCTTTTTTAGACTGTTGTCTTTAACGGTCCCTACGTATCCATCAAAGTTTTCGGTTGATAGAAATGTTTGACATGCAGTCATGACAAATTCTTTAACTTCGGGTTCTGCATTACTACTTCCAAAAATGGCGGCGTCATACTTTTCTCCGTTTTTGTGTGCGTTTAAAATTGCTTCAAACGCCTTAGACGCATACGGATTTTCAAAATCGTTTGCTGTTAGCCTTTCAAAAGCTTGTGAACATTCCACGGGAAACAGCATAAGCCCTCCGATAATAGCGGCTTCTGCATTGTACATATTCTCATTCATAGCTTTTTAATGCCCCCCCATGTGTCAATAGGGACGTTCGAGTTCATGCCGCCATTATGTTGCAATTGCGTTGTCGTTTTGTCGTCGTCAATTTCATCTTCCCAGCCTTTAGCTCTTAGCCATGTTGCAGGATACGGTATGTACTGTCCGTTGTCTTTCTGCCATTCATTGGATTTTTTGGCTCTTTCAAGTCCTGCCATTATTTTTGCCAACAGTTCATCAGTAGGCTTTAAGGTTCTCCATGCCTTTTCAGCCGCCCCCCGGCTCTTGTGTTTCGGATATGCTTTATAGAACGTTTCAAACCGTTCCATTAGCGTTGTTTTTGAATTATTTTTGTCCTCACTTTCCCCTTTGGGGACTATGGGGGTATTAATACTATCATTCTTACTACTATTATTATTATTAATATTATTATTACTTGTGGTGTGATTTTCCTGTGTAGGCTTTTCCTGCGTAGGCTTTTCCTGCGTAGGATTTTCGCATGTGGTTGATACTTCTTTTACTATGTATTCGTAAGCGCCTAATTGTCCCTTGTCGTTACGAATACGCTCTCCTCTTACGATATATCCACACTCTATGAGTTTTTTAATGCCTGCTTTTACCGCAGATATTCCGTCACGAGAATGTGAGGCTATTTCTTCCTCAAAAAATTCCCATTTATCCGGTTTGCTTAAAAAATATAATAAAATTCCCTTTTCTTTGAAGCTAAGTCTTTCATCATTGATAAATCCTTTATCTACTAAAACAAAAGGCTTTTCTTTTCTTTCAACTCTGTATATCATTGCTCCCCACCCCCTATATGAATATTGTGAATATTTGGAATATCTCCATCAAGATATGACTTAAAATCCTTCCAATCTTGACATTGAGAATATACTTTAACGAAATCATTAAGTGTGGAAAGAGCATACGCATTAAATCCGTTCCCACTATCAGCTACACCTCTAATTAGCACATTCAAATCCAGTTTTCCGTCAGTCATTGGCATTTTCGCCAATACGGAATGATATTGATGATGTAGTCTTCGTGGCAGTAAAAGCAAATTTTTAATATCATCATTTTGATGGTTTAAATCAATATGATGCACTTCAAATTCCGACCCAAAGTTGATTTTGTAATGTTCTTTGTACTTTTCTCTGTAATTCATTTGACACCCCTGTATCTTTCCTGTGTGTTCCGTTCCGTAAACAGATAGCACATTCAGATATACCCCTGTTCGAGAATATATAAGAGGGCGCAGGCGAATTGCAGGGGCAATCGCCTTTCCCTTGCGCAAAGGTAGCACCCTATCTTGTAAACGCTCCCGAGCTAAGGAAAGCAGTTCTACATATTTAATTCTAATCTATATATTAGAATATTCAATACGTAGCATGCGTGAGCTCGCGAAGATTTCTAAAATTTATTTTGTCTTAGTTGAGCTTTCTTGTCGATTATTCTATTGACTATATGCAAATAGCTTTTTTGTTCAGTTTTGGTTAATTCCTTGACTTTTTTAAGAATGTCGCGTCTTTTATCATATGGCACAAAAACACTTCCTTAAAATTTATATATTTTTGTCAATAAAAGTATTGACAACTAATTTCTAAAGTGATATTATTTATACATAATATAAATGCGATAATCAGTTAGGCTGATTTTTCTTTCAAAAACTTTTTGATAAAGTATTGTTGGCCTTTACCAGTTATCATTGGAGTCCTAAGCACTCGGATGTGTACGTCATCTGAATATGTACGTTCTCGAATAATCATCAAGCCTAAATCCATACTTTTTTGTGTTGGCAAATTATAGTCACTGCCATGTTCGGCAATAAGGTATCCATTAGCGCGCAACCATGAAAACAAGCGCTTTCCGCCTGTGTTAACACCATTTTGCTTTAATAATTTTGCCATTTCACGAATTAGTATGGACTGCTTAGAACTTGCTACACAATCAGCAAACAAAACTTTAGGCTTGTCCTGCTCAATTTTAGCAGATAAAATTTGCTTGTTTTCCTCACTCTTTACAAGAGCCTTGAGGGCTTCTAAGTATGTACTGGGTAATTGTGGCTGTGCAAGTTGCTTTTCCATACGGTCAAACTCTGTAACGTATGTAGCGGTAAAAAGTACGCCTTTTTGTCCGGTCATTTTATTAGCCACCATGTCGCACCCTTTGCGAGTAATTAAGAAGCAGGGCATTTGCTTATTCTGCAAATTTGTGTATGTACTTTTAACAAAGAAATCGGACTGTGCAAAATTGCTCTGTCCTAAATATTCACAGTATGTGCGAATATCACGGAGCAACATATTGTGTTCCTTTCCTACCATTTCAGCTACTTCTCGGCTGTCGGCGTAGAAATTTCCGTTTTGACAGATAATTTGCAATTTATTCATACTCTTGTCCTCTTTTTGCATTTCGATTGGTATTAATTGGTTCATGAAATCAATCCTTT